TTTTTAAAACTGATGGTATTCGTAATATGTATGATGATTTGGCTAACCGTGAAGATAAGTCTCGTCCCTCTTTTGAACAATATTGTATTTATAAGATGGCTTATAACAAAACTCATTATCGTGAAGTTCGTGCTGCTCAACGCAACGGTTGGTTTAAAGATGAATGTGTTCAAGTTGCTTTACCTTTGTGGAAAACTGTTTCTCCTCAAGCTCGTGTTATTTTAGGTGCTGCTATAGGTGGTTCTGTTACTGCTGCTTTAATTTTCTTAGTTAAGAGTTTCTTTAATAAAGATAAGAAAGTAGATATTGTTCCTAAATCTAGTCTCACACCTGAGGAAAAATCAGCCATTCCAGAACCCATTATCACTCCTGTCATGCAAGAAATTGCTCCTACAGTCACCCCTCCTCCTCAGTTTTCTGATGTATTAGAGAATGTGGACCCCCCGTCTATCCTTCCTACTCCTCTTGTGAAACCTTTTCCTTATATTCCTCCTAATCAGAGAATGGAAGTTGAAGGTTCACGCCAAAAGAGGGCTAAGAAGAATAGACAGGGTGCCCACGATCCTTATACTGATCATCGTAGACAAGTTAAATCTAATGATGTAATTCTTATAGCTGAATCTGGTAATTCTTATGTTTTTCATAGTCATTGTGATTTATTTGATCGTGCTGATAGAATAGAAGATTTTGCTACTCGTACTTCTGATGCTAATAGTGTATCTAGTTTAGCTGCTGGTCAATTATATTTTGTTCTTCCAGGTACTTATAAGATAGGTAAACGTTCTTTTACTTTTAAGTATGCTTGTGTGTGGCGTTGTAAGCAAGATTGTTTTGTGTCTCCATCTGTTCTTTCTCCATCTCGTTTTGAGTGTGAAAAATTGTCAACTGTTGTAGATGAATGGCCTGCTGAAGTTACTTTGTGTAATCGTTTTGATAAAGATTATCTTTTAGTTGGTGGTGAATATATTCCATGTAATCATAATAAGGCTCTTTGGACTCAAGGTTGTATAGATAAGTTTGCTCGTGATGTAGTTTATCGTAAATTTATTAATAATCTAGCTTATATAGATAATGGTTCTTGTAAATTAAATATGTTGATTGTTGGTCCTCGTCGTGCTATCCTTCCGAAACATTTCTTTTTCCGTGCTGGTGAACAAGTTCCTGATGGTCTAGAAGTAGTTGTTACTCTTAGAAATTCTGCTTATAAAGTAATTTTGTATCGTAGCGAGTATGAACTCCATCCTGATCCAAATGTTGATTTTGCTGTCTGGCACTTGCCTAAATCCATTCCTCATTGTCCTAAATTGTTTAACCATTTTGCTAATAAGACTAGTTTAATTAAAAATTTAGATAGTGCTCAAGGTTGTATGGTTCCTGTTTTTCGTAAGATAGATGGTGTTGGTATTGTCTCTGAAGTTCATCATTCCTCATTTTTACGTGCAGTCACTGAAGCTCGTCATTATCCACTTTATGGTGATGGTCAGGAAGTTTATCTAACTGGTCATGAATATCATTTCAATTCAGAAAATGGTGATTGTGGTGCTCCTATCATTCAAATTAATCCTCAGGATGACAAGAAGTTTGTAGGTTTTCATGTTGCTGGTGGTACTACTTTAGGTGGTTCTCAATTAGTTTCTTTAGAAATGTATTTACGTGTTGCTCAAATTCTAGATGATAGGTTTGGTAAACCATTTGATATAGGTCCTCCTCCCATTAATCAGTTACTTAATCTTAAGAAAATAGCTCAACCTCTTAAAGTAGAACCTGTAGATTCTCATGCTAAAACTATAGGTGTTGCTAGACAGTGTGATGTTGTAGATCCTCCTAAGGATTCGCGTATTACTCATTCTGCTTTGTTTGGTGTTACTGGTTATGATTCTGTTCGTGATAATAGTATTCTTAGACAATCTGATCCTCGTAATGAGTCTGGTAAACATCCTTTGTACGATAATATTACTAAATATCAGCATGATGGTGTCAATTTCCCTTTAGAACAGATTAATTTAATTTGTGATCATATGTCAACTGTTTTTGATAATGTTTTTACTTCAAATCCTGGTGTTCTTAGTATAGATGAAGCTATTAATGGTATTTCTCATAGTGATTTTATGGATGGTTTAAATATGAAAACTTCTGCTGGTTGGCCTTATTGTTTAGCTCGTGAAAAGACGACCGGAAAATTACATCTCTTTGAAATTGATGGTTTGAATGATGATCAGTCTCCGCATTATGTTATGAAAGAAGAAATTGCTCATGATGTTCAAGTTAAATTTGAATCTGTACTTCAAGGTATTAGGAATGAAACTGTCACTTTTGAGTGTACTAAAGATGAAAGACTTAAACCCAAAAAGATCATCGAATGTAAGACAAGGTTGTTTACTGTTTGTGATGCTGCTACTGTTATTGTTTGGCGTATGTTTACTCTCCCTTTCTGTGTGCAGATTATGCTTAACCGTGAAAAATTAGGTCCTCAAGTAGGTATCAATCCTGACTCTACTGATTGGGATATTTTGTATCATAGACTTAAGACTAATAGTGCTAAAGCAATTGCTTGTGATTATTCCGCTTTTGATTCTACTCAAGATAGTTCAATTTTAGATGGCGTGTGTCGTATTATGAATAATTGTGATAAATTAGCTAGTGATCAAGTTAAATGTGCTCGTGAAACTTTGTTTACTGAGATGTATCAGCGTATTACTATTTGTGGTACTCAATTTAAGTTGTTGCGTCGTGGTATGGCTTCTGGTGTTTCTGTTACTGCTATAGCTAATAGTTTAGTTAATGAAATTTATATTAGGTATGCTTGGTTAGTTTTAGCTAGTGAACATTGTCCTGAATTAGTTAGTCAGTATCATTTTGATTCTCATGTTGTTGGTGTTTACTATGGTGATGATAATGTTTTATCAGTTAAAGAAAATGTTATTGATTGGTTTAATCTTCGTACCATTGCTAAGGTTCTTAAAGAATATGGTGTCAATATGACCGATGCTCAAAAGAATGATTTAGAAAATACTCAAGAATGGCTTTGGTTAGAAGAATGTACTTTCCTTAAACGTGGTTTTGTTCGTGAGTCTGTCACTGGTGGTATCCTCGCCCCTCTTGAAATCGCTTCCATCGAAGAACGTCCTCAGTGGACTCATAAAGGCCTTGGTCCAGATGAGGTTACTCAGAATGTTCTTAGCTCGCTTCGTGATGCTTTCCACCATGGTCCTGTTTATTTTAAAGATTTTAGCTCTAGGATGCAAGCTGCCTGTAAATTAAAGATGATTCCTTATCCTGTAATTACATATGCTGATTTGTATTTTATGTTTCAATTAGAACGTACAGAATCTAGTTTGTCTATTGTTTCTAATAATGTTAAGATGGATGCTGCTCGTGGTGTTTCAGATTTTCAAGTTCATGTTACAAAAATTTTCCAGAAAAAACCAAAAATAGTGTGTTTCCAAGAATTGCGTGAAGAAGATATTTCTATTTTACATAATCTTGTAGGTTCTGTATATGATATTTATTTTGTTCGTAATGGTCCACCAGAGTTTCCTTGTATTATAGCTACCTGTGTTCTTAA